AGTCTAGCAACTCTATTGGCTAACATGTCAGTTGGTCTTGGTATTGCGCTCTATACAAATGCTGTTGGCATATTAGCAAGTCTTATATCAAAGAGTTTGCTATATGTAGTGACATACGATGAGCCATAAGAAGTTTGACTTTCGTACCGCATATATAGACCTGCTGATCAATCTACTGACAGGAACAGTTTTTCTATTCATCCTCACGGCACTTCTTATTGCGCCAATCACTAAACAAAGCGAAGGCATCAAAAAGAATGCTGACTATATCATCACAATGGAATGGCCAGAGAATGTTGACTGCGATGTTGACATGTGGGTGCGTGATCCTCAAAACAATATCGTATCATTCAAGATGCCTGAATATGGCTTGATGTATTATGAGCGCGATGATATGGGGCAACGCCGTAGCATTTTCAATATTGATGGTAATAAAACTATTATTGATCCAGACAACAAAGAATATGTAACATTGCGCGGCACATTCCCAGGTGAATATGTTGTCAATGTTCATTTGTATTCATGTAAGGCCGCAAATGAACAAAAAGGTTTAGCAATCAACTATCCTGTAAATATACCAGTTGTTGTTGAGTTGATGAAAATCAATCCAAGCATTGTGTCTGTAAAGAAAGTTGTTTTGACAATGACGCAAGTGTGGCAAGAACAGACTGCGTTTCGTTTTGTGATGGGAAACAACAAGAACATAATTCGTCTTATGACTGATTATGTTCCTATCATGGGAGAACAACAAAGATGACACAGACACTCCTACTGATAATCGCTCTACTTGCTTTCGCTGTGATGGCAATATCTCTATATTGGAATAATTTTCATACAAAGTTTGCTTCTATTGCATTGTTTATTATACTTGCCAATTGCGTATACTTCTCACTTGACGGTGTTAAAGGTTGGCCCGCAGAAGAACCGCGCGAAGTCAAGGGCACTATTGCTTCTATTGTCATTGTGAATCCATCGGAATCATTTGAAGGCGCAATTTATGTTGGCGTTTTCCTAAGTGAGGAAAACAAATGGTATGAGTATGACTATCCAAGAATATCGCCAAAGACATTCTATGTGAAGTACTCAAACAATCGCGCGGCTGAGTTTGAAAAAGCAAAGCAGGCCATGAAAGAAGGCAAAGAAGTTCGTATAGATGGAATCCCACCGATGGAAGGGCAGGGAGAAGGTGAAGAGTATGATGGCGAAATTACCGATATGTCTTCAATCATTGGTGATATGATCGCTAAGATAATGATGAAACAAGAAGACACATATGAACCAGGGCGCCCAAAAGGCATTGAGATAGTAGAGCCAGGTTCTCCTCCATCAAAAGGAACAAGCGAATGAAATACGCAATTATAGGGCTGATGGCTCTTGCTCTTATGGGATGTCAATTTCTACCTAAAAATACTGTACAGTTAGTGAATGAAGTTAAGAACGGCACAGTTCTTATTGAAAACACAATTGATGTGTCAAATGGTGGTATCGGCACAGGATTCATCATCGGTGAAAATCTAATTATCACAAATCAACATGTAATCGACGGCAAGGGAAAGATAGCAGTCGTTTCTCACCACAATCAGGTAAGATATGAGGCCGAAGTTGTTTATGCTGATCCTATTGTTGATATTGCTATACTCCAACTTAAGAAGTGGGATGAGTTTAAGGCTCATGAGAAGATAACGATTCTTCCACTTGGTGATAGCGAACTATCTGTTCCAGGTAGCAAGGTGGTAATCATTGGGCATCCGTGGAATCTTCACTGGACAGTATCGGAAGGTATTGTATCAGCAAAAGATCGTCGCTCAGGCGCAAATCCAAAATATGTGGATCAGGTTGATGCCAAAATCTACGAAGGCAATTCTGGCGGCCCAGTGTTCAATGAGTATGGGGAAGTTATCTGTGTTAGCGAATTGATGTTGACTGGAAACGGTGGCTCATATGGCTTCTGTATTCCATCCAATCTGGTAAAGAAGGTTGTCAATGATTTCCAATTGTTCAAAGAAGTGAGATGGAGAGCAATAAATGTAAGTATTGGGTTGACAGACGACGGTAGTTCTGTTATTATAAACTCTATTGATGCGAATGGCGCGGCTGATAAAGCAGGAATTAAAGCGGGTGATAAGATACTGGAAATCTACACAACAGCCAATCATCCTGTAGGAGTTAAAGTTACAAATCCAAATGACTTGATAACTGAATTCGCTGCGATATATGGAAACGAAGACAAAGTGAAATTATTGATTGAAAGAAATGGTGAAAAGAAAATGGTTGATGTAATTACAAGTTATAAGTTGTCAAAAGATTATCAGGCTGATAAGAGCAAGTAAATGGCACCGTCTAAGGATGAGATTACCACATTCTCTTTGCGGATTGAAACTCTAGCAAAGAAGAAGAACCTGAGTTATATGGATGCTGTGCTTGAATACTGTAATGAGATTGGCTTAGAGGTTGAGATTGGCGCTAAGATGATATCTGGCGCATTGAAGTCTAAGATAAAAGTTGAGGCCGAAGAGTTACATTTCTTACCGAAGTCGAACACCGCCAAACTGCCTGTATAATCTATAATGGCAAAACTAAGCGGATACGAAACTTTCTGTCTCTATCTCGCTCTAAAGAACCATTTTAATCTTGACTCTTACGACTACTTCAAGTATAATGGTAAGACAAGACACATTGCTAAGGAAACTTACCTGTGTAGAAGAGATAGATTCCAATTTGAAAAGTTGGCCCGATCATGCGATAACATGCAGGATCACCTAGTGGCTAACTTACTAAAAGATAAGACATGGGTTGGTGACCTATTAGATGATGAAGCCTTTGATACCACGACAGCATATGTGAAGGTCAATCAATCCATGTCTTATGTATTTCGGAACGAACTGGCGACGATAGGAGATATCAGACCCGCCTTACGGTTTGATAGTCAATATCCAAACATCATACCGACCCTGATGACTGGATCAATATCTTATCAGACCTTTGTGATACTCAACTATTTTATCCAGTTCGTTCCGAAGTTTGATGCTAAACTACCAGATGATTTCATTTGGTCTAAGATTAGTTTCAAAGCCAAGAAGTTTGCACCTTTTGTCCTTCGGGACTTAGACAAAAAAAAGTTTGCAGACCTCTTGAAATCCCACGTAGAAGACACTATATATACTTGACACAGGGAGATTCCTGTGCTATAATTCTAACCATACACTGTCATACGGAGAACATACAATGTCAAACTTTGCATCCCTCAAGAAGTCTTCGGCCGATATCGGTCGTCTCACCAAGGAAATCGAAAAGATCAATCAACCGCAGGGCGAAGGCCGTACGGAAGATGAACGCTATTGGAAGCTCAACCGCGATAAGGCCGGTAACGGCATGGCGGTCTTTCGCTTCCTGCCTGCACCCGCAGTAGATGGCGATGACGCTCTTCCTTGGATTCGCTATTTCGATCATGGCTTCAAGGGCCCTACCGGTAAGTGGTTCATTGAGAACTCGCTTACCTCTCTCGGACAGAAAGATCCTGTGTCCGAATTCAACTCTCAACTTTGGAATGCTTCAAGCGATGAGAACTCATGGCAGCGTAAGCAAGCCCGTGAGCAGAAGCGCCGTCTCCACTATGTTGCTAACATCTATGTGGTGAAGGATCCTTCTAATCCTGCTAACGAAGGCAAGGTCTTCTTGTACAAGTTCGGCAAGAAGATTTTCGACAAGCTTACCTCAGCTATGAATCCCGAGTATGAAGGCGATAAGCCGCTCAACCCGTTTGATTTCTGGTCTGGTGCTAACTTCAAGCTCCGTTCTAAGATGGTTGCTGGTTATGTCAACTACGACACCTCGTCGTTTGACACTCCTGGTCCGCTTCTTGATGATGACGCCCAGCTTGAGAAGATTTGGAAGTCCGAGTATTCTCTAAAGGAAGTCCTCGATCCGAAGAACTTCAAGTCATATGACGAACTCAAGCGTAAGCTTGAAGACGTTCTTGGCGCAACTCTTGGCACTGCTGAGCCGTCATCTACGGTTGAACAGACCGCAGTTTCTTCTAAGCCTTCTTTTGAACCTGCGAAGCCGCGCAAGTCTGCGGCTGATGAAGTTCCATTTGATACTGAGGATGAAGACCTGAACTACTTCAAGGGTCTTGCTGACGAGTAATAAATACTGGTGATTCCAGTCGGTCGAATGAATTGGGCAGCTTTCGGGCTGCCCTTTTCTTTTATGAGAAGTGCCCATTGACTAGATTGCCACTACTTTCATTATAAAGCTTGGCTCTATTCAATGCTCTCAACTGTGATGGTGATGAAGCTAATGGACCAGAAGACATTGTGTTTACAAAATTTGTATCCGATGTGCTTACTGGCATTGGTTGTTGTGGTCTAGACTT